GTTTGGTACCCTAAATAATTTGTATATACAAAGTTAAAACGGTTTACATTTACAATATTGTACAAAATTATTTATTACGTCTTTAAGAGTTTCCCGCAATTTGGTCATGTTGCTACCTTTTCTAACGGTATTCAGTCAGAAACAGGCAACTAGCATCTGTGTACTATGATTTGTTTCCAAATCACACTGAGACCACAACAAATTTTTCCTAAAACAGAGCTCAGATGTTTTAGGTTGGATACTTTTCCGCCCTACAGATTTTAAGGCGATTAAAGGGAGTGCTAGACCAGGATTGGTGCAGAACCAAAACTGTAAAGGCACGTAGAGTGTGCTCTCGGGAAGAGCATTACGAGGAGCGCAGACCTGACGAGGAGCAAGGGAGTTGCAAGGGCCATCAACGTCAGCGAAAGAGGGATCGGTGATGAAGGTAAGCTGAGTGGTGTTACCAATCATCTTGAAGTAACCCTTCTGCTGCTCGGTGGTCATGGTGAGCTGGTTCCAGATGTGCATCCAGTCGCCGTATTGACGGTCAATGCGCTGGCCGCCAATCTCAACCTCAACCTGAGCGATGAGCTGCTCTCCGGGGAAATCGAGCCAACGGGCAAACACGGGACCATTATTGCCGGAATTTGTACCCATAAGCTGGTTGATTTCGGGAACTGTTACTTGGAGGTAAGTGCGGTAAGCAAGATCGCCGTTACGGCTGATGGTGCACTGCACGCGGCGACCGAAATCGGCCTGACCGTTGAAAGTTTGTTCGATAGACTCAATGGAAAAGTTGGTGTAACGTCTGTATGTGACCTTCCAGAAGGTAATCTGAGGGTTACCGGTAAGGTAAACGTCCTGAGCGCCATAGGCTACGAGTTGCATTAATCCACCACCCATTTTTATACTATCACTAAAGAAAAAAAAATTGGGAAAAACGAATTAATTTATATTTACAAAACTAAACCAAAAATAAAGACAAATAAAGACAAATAAAGACAGCGGCTAAATGTAGTGATAAAATAAAAATGTAGTATTTAAAGTCTATTCCCCAGATAATACTTAAATAAGTATGATAGGATAATTCCACATAAACTTTATTTTTGATGCGTTACCATAAATGGTGAGACATCAACACTTGTCCCCATGTCCCTTTTAGGACCTGGGGAATAAAGGTTAACGTCTATACTAAGTTTTGTAATACAAAACGTCAGGATTCCCTATACATATACTAGTGATGGGTAGATTTTGTTTTTTCAATAAAAAAAATATAAAAAGTGTATAATTTTTTATATTTTATTCGCTTGATGTATGCTAATAAAAATAATTATAAATGACCGTTTTAATTCGTTGGTCTTGTAATAAAACAATATCTACTTACCACTAACTTATACATATCCTTTTTCTCTCTATTACTTCATTTTATGTATTGGATAATACCTTGTTAATATCCATGTTAGATTGCATAAACGTTTGTAAGTAAGAATCTAATAATATTTCCTTCTTTCCTTCATGTTTTTTATTAAATACATAAGTTTCTTTTTTTTTCTCAACGGTCCATCCTTCTTCTAATGCATTGTATAACAATAACATTTTTTGAAATGTTGTAGGTTTTAATTTAATGTTTCTATTTTCTACATGTATTTCTAATTCCATTTTTATATTGTCTTCTACTCATCTAAATAGAAAACAATAACCATTTTTTAACTTACAATATTTGTCTTTTATTTTTTTCTATCTTTCTCTCTTTCTCTCTTTCTCTTTCTCTTTCTCTTTCTCTTTCTCTTTCTCTTTCTCTCTTTCTCTCTTTCTCTTTATCTTTCTCTTTCTCTTTCTCTTTCTCTTTCTCTTTCTCTTTCTCTTTCTCTCTTTCTCTCTTTCTCTCTTTCTCTCTTTCTCTCTTTCTCTTTCTCTCTTTCTTTACCTTTTACTAAACTAAACAAAATAATACTTATAAAAATAAAAATATAAATATAAACATTTTTATATTTATATTTACAACGATGAATTCATTCAAACCTAAAACAACAAAAGCAATAAAAGTAAATAAAAAAAAGTCAACAACCTTGGATGAAAAACATATTGAATTTATAGACCAATTTTCTAAAAATGAAACAATAAAAATTCCAGAATTGAAAAAAAAACGGCATCAGTTATTGAAATATTTACTAAATTATCCAGATATCTTGACAGAAGAAAAATTAGATATAGAAGATCAAATTAATCTACTAAACAATGAAATCAAATCTTATAAAAATTTGAAAAAAAAATATTATTTGGAAAATTCTAATTTAATTTTTGATTATTTTGAAAATAAAAAAAGTATATCTGAATTATCTAGTCATAGTGATAATGTAACTGAAAATAAAGAATCTACTTCTTTTTCTAAAAACAATTTATTAATAAAGCATTTTTTTAAAATAAATACTAAAAACGACGAAGAAAAAATAATAAAAGAACAAAAAAACACAAATATAGTCCAGCAATATTTATCCAATGTGGATGATAGTTTTCTAGATATTAATTCATTTATAAGACCCGAAGATATCTGTAAATATTGTTACAAAGGTGAGTTAATACCCCTAGAAGATGAAGGTGTTTTGATTTGCAATCTTTGTTCTAGGCATATTCCTTATTTAATTGATAATGAAAAACCATCCTATAAGGAAGCACCAAAGGAAATTTGTTTTTATGCATACAAAAGGATTAATCATTTCAAAGAAATTATCGCTCAGTTTCAAGGAAAAGAAACTACACATATACCCAAGGAGGTCATTGAAAACATTAAAATTCAAATTAAAAAAGAGAGAATCGATCTTTCTCAATTAACAAATAGTAAAACCAAGGAAATTTTGAAAAAACTTGGGTATAATAAATATTATGAACATATACCATTTATCAAAGACAAATTGGGTATTAAACCTCCTATAATGTCACCTGAGTTTGAAGATAAATTATTTAATCTTTTTATGGAATTGCAAAAACCTTATTCTAAATTTTGCCCGGACGACCGTGTCAATTTTTTAAATTATTATTATACTGCGTACAAATTATGTGAATTATTGGGTGAAACACAATATTTGGAACATTTTCCAATGTTAAAGGACCGTGAAAAAAGAATAGAACAAGATGTTATATGGAAGAATATTTGTGAAGAGTTGGATTGGGAATTTATACCTACCCTTTAGTTTAGGGTTGCGCCCCTAAAAGACGCTCTGGATGCTGGGTCGCATTCGCTCCCCAGCATCAAAAACACCTCCTTACAGGAATGTAATCTTATACTATGAATAATAAAAATATGTTGTCATATTATTATTATTTATTCGAGATATATATTTCTAAAATAGAGTTTACATTCCTGTAAGGAGGTGTTTTTGATGCTGGGGAGCGAATGCGACCCAGCATCCAGAGCGTCTTTTAGGGGCGCAACCCTAATGCGCAACCCTAAAGGGGAAACCCAACAATATTTGCACCAATACCAAATCCAGCGCCGGTTCGTGCAGAAACTCCCATGCTAGGAATATATGTATCTAATATGCTAAATGTTGCCGCAGCAATTAATGCAATCATTGCAATTTCTTCTAAATTGAGGGATTGTTTGGGGATGGCATAAGCTGCCAAGGCAACCATAAAACCTTCTACCAAATATTTAATAATACGACTGATTAATTCACTAATATCAAAAACACGAGATACTATTTTTTCTTCTGCCATTTATATTATATTAAATTATAAAAAATCTAAAAATAGAAATAGGAGTCAATATAAAAAGATTATTTATATAATCATTTAAGAAAAAATACTTAAAAAGTAATAACTAAATAGTTAAAAGAAAGATGAGTCATTCTAAATTTGAGAAAAAATTTAAAAATGACGGTAAAACACCTAATCCTAAATACGTTGACTTGTTGGAAGAAGATAAGCCTATTGCGGGCCAAAAATTTGTATGTGTATCTTTTGTTTCTCCTGAAAATGTCTTGAAGAAAAAGGAATTGTTTATTTTTGAAGAGTTTTTAAAAAAATGGGAAATGAACAAGTCTATGGAAAAATTTGCTGTTTTCCTTAACTTTCTTTCTTACAAGTATAAGCTTAGTATGGACGATATGATGAAGGATTATGAAGAATTTGTAAAAGAAGAAAAAGAAACAATTGTCGAAAGTACATTATTAGATGATTATCGCACATTTATTGATAAAAATGAAGAAGACCTTGAAAAATCGTTTGGAGTCGCACATAGTTTCCAGACACACACTCGTGGATTGAAAATTCGTGGTGTGTATCCTTCAATAGAGGAAGCAGAGTTGAGATGCAAGTTGTTGAGAGAAATGGATCCTCATCATGACGTTTACGTTGGTCCAGTGGGAATGTGGATGCCGTGGGAACCAGAGGCATACAAGACAGGTCGTGTTGAGTATATGGAAGAAGAGTTGAATAAATTGATGAGTGAGAAGAACAAGAATGAAAAGAATGCCAAGGATGCATTTGAAGAGAGAATCAAGGAAACTAGGCGAAAGGCGATTGAGGAAAATATCCAAAAGGCGGAGAAATCTGGGAATACATTGACACAGACGATTGATGAGGATGGAAATTTGGTAGGTGTTGGAATTGCAAATACTCAGGAAAGAAACTTGACATTTGGAAAAGAGTCGACGGATGAAATTTCAACCGCGGATATTCGCAATGAATTGTTTGAGGGGGATAATATTGTTATTCCTAAAAAGGGAAAGTAAATAAAAAGTATGAAGAGGAAATATAAATAACGGAAAAAATAAATAATATAAATTATTTCAAATGTATTTTTATTTTGAAATAATATAATATGCCAACTGGTTTTAAAATAAATAATGGAAATACTGACTTGTCAGATATTTTCAAACCAAGAACATCTAACCCTACGTTTGCT